TTTTTCAAAGGGGATTGGGTTGGTGCTATAGGATTAGCTCAAGTTGCTGGATCTAAATTCGTTGATGTTGTTACAGGAGTTGATGATAGCTTAGTTAAAACAGGTAATGCTTTAAAAGCTGTTACATCTGGAATATCCGATTATGTGAAATCAACAGTGGAAGCAGCAACTGCTACTGTTGAAATAAATAAAGCAGCTGCTACTGCAGAAATTAGAATACAAGGTTTAATAGAGCAGTATGATAGACAAGCAGAAAAGCTAAGACAAGTTAGAGATGAGGAAAGGAATACTATCCAAGAAAGAATTGATGCAAATAATCAACTAAAAGAGGTTTTAGACGAGCAGGAAGCTGCAATGCTTAGACAAGTGGATTTACAAATAACAGCAGCACAGCGTCAGTACAATATAAATGCCAATCAGGAAAATTACAATAATTTATTAAGAGTAACACAAGAAAGAGAAGCTGTATTAGCGCAAATAGAAGGCTTTAGATCAGAACAAAAGATAAATGATTTAGCTTTATTTAGAGAGCAGCTAGAGCTTTATAATTCGCTTAGAGACGCTGAATTTGAACGTGCAATTGCAAACGAGGAATTCAACGCTTCCTTGATAGGTAATGATGTTGCAAGAATACAGAGATTGCAGGAGATTGCTACATTCGAATCTAATATTAGAGAAAAGCAATTGCAGGATGATTTGGCTAGAACTAAATTAGGAACACAAGCTCAGATAGATGCAACTAATGCTCTATTTTCATTCCAACAAGAAAATGCTAATAAACAAAAACAATTAGATAGAGACTTAGCGGAAGCAAAATTAGCAGTTATAAGTGGTGCGTTAGGTGGTGTTGCTAAATTAATAGGTGAAGGATCTACATTCGGTAAAGCTGTAGCAATAACACAAGCAGTGATTGACACATACGCTGGTGCAAACAAAGCATTGGCTCAGGGTGGTATATATGGTGGTATAGCAGCTGCTGGTATTATCGCATCTGGATTGGCTAATGTAAAAAGTATAGTTGCAACACAAGAACCTGAACTACCAAGCTATGCAAGTGGTGGTAGAGCAGCAGCATCGGCACCTCAACCAAGAGTAGCTAGTTTTAATATAGTTGGCGAAACTGGGACTAATCAATTAGCTGAGACTATAAGTTCACAAACTAGACAACCAATTAAAGCTTATGTTGTAGCAAGTGATGTTACTACAGCACAGAGTTTAGATAGAAATATAGTTCAAGGAGCATCAATCTAAACAAATTAACTAAAAAACTGTTTTTAAATAAAGTAAAAATGAATATAATAGAACTTATCCTAGACGAAAACGATGATATGAATGGCATAGAAGCTATTTCTGTTGTCGAAAATCCAGCTATAGAGGAAGATTTCGTAGCTTTAAAATCAGATGAGATAAAATTAGCTGAGGTAGATAAAGAAAAAAGAATCCTGATGGGTGCTGCTCTTATACCTAATAAGCCAATCTACAGGCGTAATGGTAAAGATGAATTCTACATATTCTTTAGCAAAGAAACAGTTTTAAAAGCTTCTCAATTATATCTTAAAAAAGGTAGACAAGGTGAAGCAACATTAGAGCATCAGGAAAAGATTACCGGTTTAACAGTTGTGGAAAGCTGGTTAGTTGAAGATGAGGTACACGATAAATCTAGAAAATACGGATTAAATATGCCTTTAGGAACTTGGATGGTTTCAATGAAAGTAGATAATGACGAGATCTGGAACGATTACGTAAAAACTGGTAAGGTTAAAGGATTCAGTATAGAAGGATATTTCGCAGATAAATTAGAAATGCCTCAAGATAAAGGTATAAAGGATTATTTAAGCGCAGAGGAACAGGAAGCTGAAGATCTATTAAATAAGATCGTTGAAGTATTACAGGAAAAACAAGAATTGGAGTCTTATACAGATTATCCAGCTGGTGCTAGAAGTAATGCAAAACGAGCTTTAGAATGGGCAGAGAAAAATGGATGGGGTGATTGTGGTACTGGTGTAGGTAAAGCTAGAGCTAACCAATTAGCAAAAGGAGAACCTATTAGCAGAGATACGATTGCAAGAATGGCTTCCTTTAAAAGACACGAACAAAATAAAGATACACCATACTCTGAAGGATGTGGAGGTCTTATGTGGGACGCATGGGGTGGAAGTGCAGGAGTTAATTGGGCAATATCTAAATTGGATGAGATAGACCAAAAACTTGCAAAAAGTCCTTGTTGGGAAGGATATGAGCAAAAAGGATATAAAATGAAAAATGGTAAAAAAGTTCCTAACTGCGTAAAAAAATAATAAATGGGTACAACTAAAAATACTTCATATAGAGTACACGCACATCAAACTACCGATGCTGAAAGATTAACTTTCAACATTGAGGAAGGAGCAATGGTTACTACCGAGACTGGTATATGGCAGGTATACAATAATGATTGGAGAAAAATATATCCACAATCAGGTATAGGTTCAGGATTAGGATGGACAAGGTATGATGACGGCGCTTTTACTGAAGCTTCAAAGTTAACATTAGCACAAGATATCTCTGTGGAGATGCCAAACAATGCTGCATCAGTGTATAGAAGTTATGAAGGTATAGATTACTACGACGGAACAACTAGAAAGGTATTAGCGGATAATTTAAACGATGTCTATATGATGACTATTGTTTTTAAATGCTCTGCACCAAATGCTAATCAAACTTATTTAAGACTACAACTTGATGCTACAAATGGAACTCCATACGAAAGAGTTGGGGTAGATATACCATTTCCAAAGGGTAACGATGTAGCACATGAATTCCACCAAGTATTCCAATACTATGCAGATCAAAATTTTGTAGACAACGGTTCTAATTGGATTATTAAAGCTACAGGAGGTGCTGCTCAAATATGGGACATTGTATTTTTTATACAGAAAACGCAATCTTATGCTTAAATTTTTAAAACAAATATTTATGTCAAAAAAAACAAAAAGTAAAACAAGCCCAAAAGGTGGTAGAAGAGGTTGCTTATGTGATAACGGAACTTATTCTAGTGAATGCTGTAATGGCGATTTACAAAATCAAGGGATAGGTAGTTTAAATAGCGGTGTTATCAGTAACGTGGTTAACACTAATGAACCTCGTGTTATATCCAATCAGAGAGGTTAGAAAATATAACAAATATTAATATAAATTGTTTTAATAATAAATAATCCTTATGAGTGCAAAAACGCAAATTAACAAAATCAAGACTTTGCTAGGTTTGGAAATCAAACTAGAGCAAATGAAGCTTGAGAACGGTACTATTTTGGAAGCAGAAGCTTTTGAAGCTGGTGCTGAGATTTTTGTTGTTAATGAAGAGGATCGAATCCCAATGCCAGCTGGAGAATATAAGTTGGAAGAGGGTAAAATCTTAATCATTAGCGATGATGGTATTATTGGAGAAATCAAGGAAGAGGAAGCAGAGGAAGCTGCTCCTGAAGCTGAAGAGGAAATGGAAACGGAAGTTGAAATGGAAGCTGAAGCAACACCTGCCGCTCCAAAGAAAGTTATTGAGTCTATTTCTAAAGAGATGTTCTTTAGTGAGATTGAAAAACTTAGAAATGAAATTGCAGAATTAAAAGCTGCTAAAACAGAGGTTAAAGAAGAGGTGGAATTATCTGCTGATTCTGTTGAAAAAGTAGAAGAGACTGTAGAAGTTGAATTATCTGCTGAGGAGACACAACCTTTAAAACACAACCCAGAAGGTTCGGTTGAGAAAAAAGAATTAAATCTTTATTCTAATAAAGGACCTCAAACAACTAGAGATAGAGTATTCTCTAAATTATTCAACCAATAAAATAAATACATTTTAAAAATGGCAACAACTACCAACATTACCACTACTTATGCTGGTGAATTTGCGGGGAAATATATTTCTGCTGCTCTTTTATCTGCTTCTACCATTGAGAATGGCGGAATTGAAGTAAAACCAAATGTAAAGTTTAAAGAAGTAATTAAGAAAGTAGACACAGACGCATTATTAAAAGATGCTACTTGTGCATTCGATCCTACTTCTACTTTGACATTAACTGAAAGAATCTTACAACCAGAAGAATTTCAGGTAAACTTAGAATTATGTAAATCAGACTTTGAGTCAGATTGGGAAGCAGTTCAAATGGGATATTCTGCATTTGACAACTTACCTCCTGCTTTTGCTGATTTCTTATTAGCACACGTTGCTGCTAAGACAGCTCAGAAAACAGAGCAAAACATCTGGAAAGGTGTTACTGCTAACTCTGGTGAGTTTAATGGATTAGTTACACTTATGACAGCTGATGCTGATGTAATTGATGTAGTAGGAACTACAGTTACTGCTGCTAATGTAATTGACGAATTAGGAAAAGTTGTTGATGCTATTCCTTCTGCAGTATACGGAAAAGAAGATTTAAACCTTTATGTTTCTCAAAATGTTGCAAGAGCATACGTTAGAGCTTTAGGAGGTTTTGCTGCTGCAGGACTTGGAGCTAATGGTACTAACGCAATGGGAACTCAGTGGTACAACAATGGATCACTTTCTTTCGACGGTGTTTCTATTTTCGTAGCTAATGGATTAGCAGATAACTATATCGTTGCAGCTGAAAAATCAAACTTATACTTCGGTACAGGTTTATTAGCAGATCACAATGAGGTAAAAGTTATCGATATGGCTGATATTGATGGAAGTAAAAATGTTCGTGTAGTAATGAGATTTACTGCAGGAGTACAATACGGAATTGGTTCAGACATCGTTCTTTACACTCCAGCATAATTACAACTAAATAAAAATAAAGGGGTAGGTAAGCCGTTATAGCCTGCCTACCCTTTTTTAATTAATCTCTAAAATAAAAAAATATGGCTTGTGATATTACAGCTGGTAGATTAGAGCCTTGTAAAGATTCAGTAGGTGGCTTAAAAGCCGTTTACTTTGTTAATTACAGTGCTGCTATTGCTTCCGGTGCAACAATTACCGCTGGTGAGATAACGGGATTTAATCCATTGATTTCACTATATAAATTTGATTTAAAAGGTACTAATAATTCTTTTGATGAAACTAATGAGAATTCAAGAGATAACGGTACTTCTTTTTGGACACAAACAGGAACTTTAGTTCTTAAAAAACAAGATCTAACTACACAAACACAATTAAAAGCTTTAGCTTACGGAAGACCTTTAGTTGTAGTTGAGTATTATGCTAAAGATGCTAATGATAAAAACATCTTTAGAATGGCAGGTTTTGAAAATGGATGTGAAGTTACAGTAAATACTGCTTCTGGTGCAGCAATGGGTGATCTTAACGGATATAACATTACTTTCACCGGAACAGAAGTAGAACCAGCACACTTCATCGATCCAGATATTATTGGTGATGATATTAATACAACTGTTGTACCTGGTACATAATTAGATTAGATTACATTAAATTAAAGGGTAGGTTTTAACAACTTGCCCTTTTTTTTGTTTTTATATTAAATACAGAAAATGATCGTATTAAGACCAGTTCAAACAGAACAAAATATAAAGTTTATACCTAGAGAGTATGAAGCTACTAGGTTGGTTTTGATCGACGAAAGTACAAACACAGAGGCTGAAATAATGGGAACGTTTACGAAAGATAAATACTACCTATCAGCAGACCTTGTTTTTAGCTTAATAGAAGGCCGTTATTACACTTTAACAGTGTATAATAATGATAATATCATTTATAAAGATAAAGTCTTTTGTACGGATCAAAACGTATTAAATTACTCTATAAATAAAGATGTTTATACGAGCAATGTAACAGATAACGAATACATTATTTTATAATGGATAATATACATATAGTAAACTTAAGCAAATATACTTCACCAGAAATTGTAGAGGTTAAAAACAAGGATTGGGTTCAGTATGGTGAGGATAATGATTATTTCCAGTATCTCATAGACAGATACCAAGGTAGCACAACCAATAATGCTATCATAAATGGTATGGCAAAAATGATATACGGCAAAGGTCTTG